ACTGGTATTTCAAAAGCATGTACTTGTAAGGAGGATTAAATGCTACATCTTATTACACTAGCAGTAATATGTGCCATCGTATCTGCTATGATAGTATTAATGGTTTACAATCCACATCATCATTAAAATGAATTTCAAACCTATTACCAGATATACAAGGGCAGGTAGAACTGGGAAGACCATAGTCTGCCCTGAATGTGATAACAAAGCAAGAGTATTTCATTTTAGTTGGAGTGCATTAACTTGCTTAAACTGTAATCACTCTGTTGACAAATATGATTGGGGTGTAGATGTATGAGTAATCTAATGACCAGTAAAGAAAAACTACTATTCATTCTATCATTCTTATGGACACTACATTGGGGAACAAGAGTCGTATCTATCGTAGTGGATACGGTTATTCTAAGCGAAGGTGTGAGAGTGTTACCAATTGGTTTCTAAACATTTTCTTACCCAGACATCATATTGATGTAACTATCACTCATAGAGGGTTGATTAGAGAGGATGCTATGGGTTTTTGTGATTGGATAGGTACATCACATAACCCAAGAGATTTTGAGATACAGATGCAGTCCAATATGGATGCTAAAATGTATATTGAAACTCTATTGCATGAACTTGTGCATCTTCGTCAATGGGTTCATGGAACTCTGAAGATGAAGAGTGGTAAGTTTGTATGGAAGGGTGAGGACATACATCATATTGATTACATGAATCAACCTCACGAAATTGAAGCATTTAGAGAAGAAGGTATTCTATACCGCAGATATATGAAAGAGGTGAGGGGTGTGACAGTTGAAGAACCTACACATTACTTCCCCAACAGACTGATGGGAGCAGTATAATAAGAATATGAAAAACACCCACATTGAACACCCCGAAGATTCTATCCTTACAGGAGATCTATCGGTATTGGATTGGTTCTGTTCTATGAGGGGTGCAAAGGCATCACTAAAGATAGACGGAGCTCCAGCAGTAGTATGGGGAACTAATCCCGCTACTGGAAACTTTTTTGTTGGTACTAAGAGTGTATTCAATAAAGTAAAACTTAAGATCAATGAGTCTCACGAGGACATTGATTTTCATTATGAAGGTAATGTAGCAAACATTCTTCATGCTTGCTTTGAGTATCTACCACGCACTAATGATATTGTTCAGGGTGACTTTATAGGATTTGGTGGAGATCACACCTATCAACCCAACGTGCTTGTATATTCCTTCCCTGAAGTGATAGACCAAGAGATCATTATTGCACCTCATACTGTATATGATGCCCCTACAGGGTTGCTTAAGGATGCCATAGCGAGTGGATTAGATTATACTATACAATCTACTGATAAAGTTTTGTTTGTTACTCCTAATGTAGAATTTGGTGTAACTCCTAATATTATTGAGAGATGCAAGTTTGCTAGACAGATGGCACAACTTGTTGATTTCATTAGCATTAAGGATGCAAGAGAACTTAAGAAGGAGTTGAATAGAGACATCAGAGAAGGAGTTGAAATTCGTAGTGATAATGGACTTATTAGTTTCTGGAAGTTGGTACAATCTATCAAGCACGACTTCCTCAATCAGTTTGCTCATGATGCTGATTTTGCCACGTTCATTTATGATGGTGATGACATACAACAGACTGATGGTGAGGGTTATGTGATGTGGAACAGTATCGGAACTTATAAATTAGTTGATAGAGAGGTGTTCTCTCACGCAAATTTTAATCAAACACAGTTTGGGAGGGTTTAATGGAACCAGTAGAACTTACAATCAACCTGATTGAGGCAGTAGAGGATCTACAACTGGGTTTAACTAAGGAACAGGTTGAGATTATCGCTAAAGATATTAAGCGAGGATGGGACTTCTCACACATATATGAGGAGATCGAAGTAAAGGTGGAGGAATCTGCCCGATATGCTAACATTACATTATCCACTTGATTTAAAATGTCACAATTATCTGATTCAACAATCTCTAAACTTGCAGACACTCTTGTGAGTGATGTTATTGACTACATTAATGAGGATGAGCGTTTAAGAGACTTCTACCTTGAGGTCATAGGTGACGCATTATGTGAGAAGTTAGGTAACAAGAAGGAGGATGGAACTTGTTCATTTGGTGGTGATCTATCTTCTGAGTTGATTATGGAGATAGCAGATAGAATATTAATTACTACCATACCTAATGACACTACAGCAGATTTATTATCATACTTTAGAAATAAGAAATGATACCTGATAAAGACCTAAAAGAACAACACAATCGTTTCTTTGAAATGATGGGGTTTAAACCCAGACGCAAGAAGAAGTCTCATCAATGGTGGGAATCTCCTTGGTTAGACTATAATGATCCAAGAAACTGTTATTATGAAGTTAGATAGTAGTAAGTTAATGTATTCAGGAGGTAGTAACGATGAATGTTATACTCCTGACTATGGTGTTAAACCTATTCTTAAGTATATTCCAGAGGATGCAGTTGTATGGTGTCCTTTTGATACAGCAGAGAGTGAGTTTGTAAAGCAAATTGAGCAACAAAATGAGGTCATATACTCTCATATCGATACAGGAAGGAACTTCTTTGTATATGAACCGTATGAGTGGGACGTGATGGTATCTAATCCACCATTTACCAATAAGCGTAAGTACTTTGAGAGAGCATTATCATTCAATAAACCTTTTGCATTGATAATGACTAATACTTGGTTGAATGACTCAGCACCTAAGCAGTTGTTTAAGGATAGAGACCTACAACTGTTAATGTTTGATAAGAGAATGAAGTTTATTAGTCCTGATGGTAGAAATAATGATAAGATCACTTTTAGTAGCAGTTATTACTGTTGGAATATGCTACCAAAGCAGATTGTAATGGAAACCCTTGATGTGCCACCTAAGAAACTGGTACAAAAGAGTAGCAGCAAGGCAGCATTACCACTATAATATAAAAGTAAACAAGGAGGACACTATGGCATTTGATTCAGTAGACCTTCTATGTGAGGTTTACGGAAAGTACATTGCAGAACAGGGACTACCAACTGTATCCAGCGATGAACAAGACAGATCCGAACTTACCACCGATCAGGTAAGATGGTTAGAAGCATTTGAACAACTATGGGATCTAGCAACATGAAAAAAGAAACTATGTACCTAGTCCTTGATGGTGAGTATATCGGTTTATGGTATGCAACAAGTCCTCAACATTTGTATGAAAAAGTTGGTTACAAGTGCCAATACACTACCGACACCCTACATCCACTTACTTCCTATCTCTAAAATGCCAAACTTAGACACACTAACTGATTCACAGAGAGATGAATTAACCTCACAATTTGCTGAGATAGTTGCTGAAAACATGGACACAAAAGACCTTGTTAGATATGCAATAGATGGCATGATTGAATACTTTAATGAAGGATCATTAGATGAATTACGAGAAGAAATTAATACTTTTGATGAGGAGTTATTTGATGAGTTGGTTGACAATGTAACTCAACAATATCCTAAACAACTTAATACTTTTGAGAAAGAAACTTTCCTTGACATCAACAATACTGGAGGTAAGTACTAATGGCAAGAACATTGCACATGACTCATGACGAACTCTATGAAATGGTCAAGTTGTATGATCTATTGAGAGATATGGATTTTGAGTTGACAGATAAGCAAATTGATGTGCTTGACCGCTTGCAAGAAATGGAAACTGGATTTGATGCAGAAGATGTAAAAGAGTGTATAATAGAGGGAAACGATTATTCTGAGTGTGTTGATCGTATGGTTGAATCTATGGAGGTATCCCAATGAACAAAGTATTTTTAACTTTAACTGAGGATGAATACAATTTAGTTGTATGGTCACTTGAGCAAATGTGGTTAGACTTCGATCCACAATCCGAACAGGACGCTCATAATGCTATATCAAAATTGAAAGAAATGACAGACTTTGTGCCAGTACAGGAAGTGGCACACATACACAAGAAAAGGGATTTAGACTCGCTATAATAGAAGAGTAAACAAGGGAACAACCCAA